AGGTAAACCTTTAAGTACTGACATGGAACAAAATATTAAAATGAATTATAAAATAATTTTTGGAAAAGTTAGACCGAAGGAAGATACTGACGAATAAAATTTATGCTTACTTTCTTAAAAAAAGACGCTGGTATAAGAGAAAGAAAAGAAGAAAAAGAAAATGAAAATAGCTTTAGTAATAACAGTATGTGGAATGATGGGATGTATGCCACCATTATCACATAACGATTGGACTTTTGAAACAGAAGAACAATGTATGTACAAAGGTTATTATCATATTGCTGAAGTCGCTGAAAATTTTATGAAGTCTATAGGGGTAGAAGAATTTAAAAGACAACAAATAAGAATGCTTTATAATTGTTTACCTGCTGATAAAGTATTTGAAAAAGTAGAACCTTCTAAAATAGAAACACCTATTTAAGAATAAAAAGTATCTTGGGCTATCTTCTCAAGGTAGTCATGCAAATCTGTAAAATTAGTTTTACATTCCCTTAACATAGAAGCTATTACTCCTGCATTTTCTTTCTTAAAATGTAGAGGAATCTTATCCATAGGATATGTTTTAAGTTCAGTAATAAACTGTCCTTGATTATTAATAATCAATTTAAATCCCATCAAGTCAGCTTCCTTTCGCTTGACTCGTTTCTTTTTACTTAACTTTCGGTTGGGTTGCACTAGCTTTCCTCATTAAATCAACAAAGAAGTCATCATCATCTTTGTCTTTTCTTAATTTTGTTAGGGGTTTTGTACCAGCTTTATATATCTCTACACTTCTAACTCTAATAGGATTAGTCATAAAGACAGGTAGTCTTGGGTTGTCTAAACTTTTAACCATAAAGAATCCATCATCTGCAATACCAAATGTTTGGATATTCTTTATATCAATATCATCTAAGCCAACTAAACATAACCTCATATGATACACAGAAGGTTTAGGTTTAATTGGATTACCTTTTAAATCAACTATCTTTTCTCGTGTCATTTTCGTAAGTTAAATCTTCAGCAGTTTTAAAATATTCTTTATCAACTCCTAACTCTCCTGACTGTCCATCATCATCAACTAAACTATCAACACTTGTAGTATAATGTTCATTTAACTTTTCATTATTCCTTGTTATTTTTTTCTTTAAGTGTTCTTTCAGTTCACCAATTCTAACAAACAACATCTTATCTATAGTAGGATTTATTCCATACATAGATAAATCATTTAATGCTGCAATCAGTATACGAAAACCCCTTGCTCTTTTTTCTAGTTGTCTTATTTGTGCTTCGCTATTCATAATCCCTTTCCAATATCATTTCTAAATAGTGTATGGCTTTTTCTATATCCTTTCTCTTACCCTTTTTCTGATGTCTGCATATATACTTAATAGCATTACCCTCAGCAAAGAGTAAGTTATTTTCATTAATAAATTCTGCTGGTTGAATCTTCATATTACTGTAGTGATTTCCATCTACCTGCTTATTTAACGATTCATATGTCATACCTTTAAACATTCCTTTATCTGTCATTACAGAACCATTGGTCCTTTCTCTATATATTTTTGTCTTCGTTTATCTCTCTCACTTGGTTCTAAACTTTCATTCAAATCATCTATGGTCCAATGAGGATTCTTTTTTAATTTTTTAACTATCCATTTATAAGACCAAGGTTGTAATTTTAATGTAGTACCATGCCAATAATGAGTTTGATTAGGCATTAAAGTTAATACATTCTTAACATTTACTTTCTTTTGTTCTTCAGGATTTAATAATCCTTTAAGCCATTCAACCATAATATGTTTAGCTTTATTTCTTATCCTACTCATTTGTTTTGTGTTCATTTTAAATTATAAAAAGTATATTTAACAGTTAATTCTTCCCATGCTTTTATATCTCGTATAGCAACTAAATTATATTTATTATAATCTGTATCTAATGATTTAGCTTTCTCACAATTAGGATTATCTGAGTGATTTATAAATCCTCCTAAAGGTGTACGAATAAGTTCATCTTTAATTTTATAATGACTCACACCAAAATTAACACCCTTTGGTGCAAACAATTTTGTAAATAATCCTAAACCTTGTATCTTACTCTTAGCGATTGTAAGTTTAATACATTCATCATCAGGTAATGGTTTATATAATTCTTTATTTTTAGTTTCCATCTTTATCTAACTTTAATAATTTAAAATTCTTTTCTCTATCAAAATATCTATAACTCATTCTAACAGGTTGAAATTTATAAACATAATCAAACACAATCTTTTCATCTAACTCTTTACAACTATACACATCTAACTGTACTAAAGCAGGGTTCAGTTCATCCCATGAGTGTAAAGTTATATGTGAGGTTTCTATAATAGTAACACAAGTTAATCCTCTATTACCTTGTACCTCACAATACTTTGCATAAGGTCCACCTAATACTTTCATACCAATATCTTTTATTAAAGACCTTGTCCATTTCTTAATAGCTTTTAAATCTTTAGGTGGTTCTAAAGTTTCTGCTCTGACTAATAAATGTTTATGCTTTAATTCTTTTTCCATATGTCTTTAGTTCGTCAGAAAAGTTTTTAGTTATCTCTTCAACATTAGGTTGTCTATTTACTTCAGCTAAGTAAACAAACTTATTAGAATATTTAAATACTCTTAATCCTTTACCTCCATTCGCATCTTTATAACACTCCCATTTATGTGCACAAAACTGACAACCAATAGGTAAAGATTTATTTCCACCTTTAGTTTCAGATAATTCATAACATCTTTCAGGTGGTGCATTACTCTTTAATGTATCTTGTAAAGTTTTAATTAAAGTTTTAACATTAGGTTTAGCTAACTCATCAGGTTTATAGAAACAAACATCACCACTTGATTTATCCATAACTAAAAAACCTCCACCATTTGTACCCATACCTGTTTCATATCCTGATAACTGGGCATGATAACCAAATGGGTCATCACCAACTAACTCACCTGTTTTAAATTTCTTAAAACTAAATGATGATGCAGACTTAACATCACATACTTCACCATCTACTGTCGCATCTATATGTCCTTTAATATTATCTATCTCTACTTTCTTTTGTTGGTCTCCTATTTTATGTCCAGTTAATTCTGCTAGATATAATAATAAATGTTCTAATATATGTCCATATAAAAATTTAATATTTAAACTAGCATCATAGTCTTTAGTTTTCTTTGGACTAAATCTATCATACCATAATTGTCTAGGTGGTTTACCTAGTACTGACATTCTTAACTTCCCATCCTTTTCTCTGACAGGATTATTCCATGCATTAAAAGCTTCCTTAATATTAGTAAGGAATCTCTCCATGTTTTCTTCTGTAACCTTAGCAGGTTTCCCATTAGATATTCCAGCTACTAAATTTTTAATATCAGTAGCTATTGTATCAATGCGTTTCTGCCCAGTTGTTTCCGATTTTATATTCGCCATCTAATGGACACCTTATTTTTAAATCCTTTCCAGCTTGGATGATTGAATGTACTGCCAACTCTCCGAACTCTTTTGTTTTACTTTCTTCAACTTCATATTGAAACTCATCATGTACATTTACTACAGGATAAGCTTTGATTCGTTTCTTTATAACATATTCTTCTAGTAATGTCAACGCATACTTCATAACACACGCACCAGCACCCTGTAATAGGGTATTTAAAGCCGCATGGGGGTGTCTTATGAGGATTTTTCTTTGGTCAAGTCCTCTGAGCCATCTTTTTTTAGCCACTCCATCCACTTTTTCTCGTAAGCTTCTAAGACTTGGTGTATGTCTAAGAAATTTTTCTTTAACTCTTCTTCCATCTGCTTCAGACCTTCCGAGGATACTTCCGATTTTTTTATCCCCTGCTCCATAGATGAATGCGTAAATAAAAGTCTTCGCCTCATCTCTTGACCCCAAACCAGCAGAATTTTTATTTGCTGTGTGTATATCTCCATTAATGATTTCATTTGTATATTCCTTATCGTTCATGTAGTGTGCTAACATCCTCAACTCAAGTCCTGAAGCATCAACACCTACTAATTTATAACCTTTATT